ATCACACAACACCCCATGGCATTCCTTTCAAAGTCCGCCTCTGCCGCTATCGCCCCCAAAACGGGCGGTGCCTACCTTACACCCAGCAAAATTGCTGACGGTGGATCGGTCCGCTTTGCCCTGCTATCCGAGGAGCCGCTTGAGTTTTACGAAACCTGGGGCCAGGATGCCTCCGGTTCCCTCAAGCCTTTCAGGTTCCCCCAAGAACCCACTGCCGAGGAAGTAGTGCTGGAGCTGGGTAGCTATGAACCCCGCACCCGCGACAATGGCAGCCTAGACGTTAAGTTTTGCATCGCTTTGCCCGTCTATCACTATGAAGACGCCAAGGTAAAGGTTTTGCAGCTTTCCCAGAAAAGCATCATCAGCGAACTAGACCAAATCGCCCAACAGGAGGACTTCGAGGATCTATTGGCCTGGGATTTCACACTGGGGCGCACTGGCTCCAAGCTCACCACTGCCTACACCCTGCGCCCTGTACCCCGTAAGGCTGCTAGCCAGAAGGCCCTAGAGGCTGCTTGGACCGATACCAAGGCTGCCGGGTTTGACCTTTCCCGCTTACTAGTCGGAGGTGATCCTTTCAAGGCCTAAGTACCGTGGCCCCCACCTAGGGGGCCTTTTTTAATGCACTGGAAAGCCCGTTTTTTCTGCATCACGGGGCTTGTTTTGACGGTAGTATAAGTTGGGAAGGAGTATTTTTGTGTTCTTACAAGGGTGCTCTGGACTGGAGCAAGACAACAGCGGCCCTTTCAGGGTGTACCGGAACAGCACTGGAAAGATCTTCCACTCTGTCACCCACATCCTGAAGGAGACCGCCGATAACGATGCACTGGAGCGCTGGAAGGCCCGAATGGGCGACCGGGCTGGAGTGCTGAGCAGCGTGGCCACCACCCGAGGCACCCGCGCCCACGGCAGGGTGGAGTGGCGCCTCAAAACCGCCCGCAAGCTCGCAGTCCACGCCGCCAACTCCCGAGGACTGGAGCGTATCCCGTCCAGCATGTGGAACTGGGCCCTAAAAAAGGCCTACCAAAGCAAACCACCCAAGCTAGACCTTTCAAGCGTCGGCTATGGCCGCTGCCTAGATGAATGGCTGGAGCGCCACTGTGCTGGCGAGGCCGCAGTGGAATTGAGAATCACTTGCACGCCACAAAACTTCACATCCCCGTACTGCGATGGCTGGGCTGGAACGTTTGATGCTGCTCTGTACCTTCGGGATCGGCCTGGCCTGTGGTTGGTGGATTGGAAGACCTCTGCTAACCGGCGTGGAGCGGAACTGCTCAGCGATTATTTTGATCAGCTCGGCGCCTATAACGCCGGAGTCCTGCAACACAACCCCGGACTGGAGGGGTTCGCCGGTGGCGTGGTAGTCATCGCCCGCCGTGCAGGCCCACCCGACGTGCATTGGCTGGAGCGTGATCAGCTTGCGGAGCGCACCGCGTGCTTCACCGCTCGCTTCGCCCGCTACGTTCGCGGGCTTTGCCCTTTCATGACTACCCAGGGAATGTGAAGAAATATCACAGGCCCTGTTGACTCTGGCTGGAGCGTCGTCTAGTTTGGCCGAGTCGTTCGCTTGCTTCGCAAGCTCACAAAAGCCTCTCATGACCACCTCAAATTTTGCTGCCACCCAAGCAGCCGCCGAAAACCTCCGCATGGAAGCCCAGTATCCGGGCTGGTGCGCTATGCAGCCCGAGATCAGCGCCGCCATGGCGCAAGCCGACCGCGACGCCGAGATCCGCGAATCAATGGGCTGGGAAGACGGGGGCATTGACGGCTGGAGCGCCCCCGACCCCTTCAATCCCGACGGCTTCGCCATCCTTGAATCGGACTGGAGCGCCGAGACCGGCTTGCCCTTCCCCGAGGATATGAACGACGGCCACCGCTGCCTCCTGGCAGTCATGTATGCAATGGGCCAGGCTGGAGCGGATCCCTACGACCGCGCCATCGCCGCTGCCAAAGCCGTAGCGGTGTGGATGCACAACCTGCACCCCCAGACTCACGCATACCAGGGCGTGGCAGGTGGCTGGCTAGCTGATGCGCTAGGCATGAAGTTCATGGATGTCGTTGACTGGAACCTTTCATGATCTACCGCGTTACCCACACTGTGGGCTACTCCACGGCACCGCAAACCTTTCATATGCGGTGCCCGGATTACTTCTCTGCACTGGAGCGTGCCCGCTTCATTTGCGGGTCATCGCTCGTGTCGGTCAAGCTCGCTTCGCTCGCTCTCCCTCCACTCGCTACATAAAAAAGCGAGCAAGCTCGCTACATAAAAAACCTTTCATTACTCCTCTCCAATGTCCAAAAACCTTTCAAGCACTGGCCTTTCAAGCATTGGCACGGAAAACCTTTCATGCGTCAGCTGCCTTTCATGTGATCACTTCCTGATGGCAGATGACTTCGTAGATTGTGCACTCGATCAGTGGCTACTGGTGCGGGAGATTACGCCGGAGGGCACCAATTATCTGGCTTGTGATCTGCACAGTGATCTGACCGGGCCGGGGGATGGGGAGGCGGATATTTAGCTTGCGTGTTGCGCAAGCTACACAAGCCCACAAGAAAACCCCAGTCCCGGAGATCGGAGCTGGGGTGTTTTGCTTTGGGGGGTCGGTTAGGTGCTTTAGGTATTTAAGCAGGGGATTAAAATGCCCAATAGTCGGGCATCTCGCCTAAGCAAGATCAATAAGCAGTGTTTCATTCCATTTTGAGAGAGTCTGGCAGCTGAAGCATTCAGCTGGTTTAGTTCATTTTGATGCCCGAGCATTTTGTTTAGTAATTCTGATGCTTGACGGCAGACTGTAGCGCCGTCTCTGGTTTCGATAAGGCCAAGTGCATCAACTGCGGCCATAAGTAGCCTATGGGATGGAATATTCATTTCTTTAGGCCTGTGGAATCTGTGGAAAACTTCGCCAGGATTTCGGCAGCGGTGACCGTCTGCGGGTGACCGTTGGCGCGGGCTAAGGCAGCATTTTTGCGCTGAGCGGTGCGCCAGTAGGGGATTAATTCTCTCTCAAGTTGTAAAATTCCCTCTTTGCCGTGCTGCTGGTGGAGAGTTAGGAGATCCTGCCAGTCCGAGGGTTCCAGGATGGAGCGCTCAGCCGCCCACCGTAGGTCCCGGTAAAGTCGTTTCTCTAGTCTGATCTGCTCCCTTTGTTCTTCAGCAGCCTCTCGGGCGCTTGCTTTGGTGGTCCATGCTCCGGTGGTCATTGGTTCCCATGGTGTGGGTTTGCACTGGGGAGCGTACCACGGGGAGCGCTTTTGTCAGGGGATGTTAAGAACTATACCAATAGGTCACGGGGAGGATCTGGTGAGTCTCGGCCTGGTTGACAGGCTGGAGGTTTTCGTTTAGATTCCGCTAGCAGCCCAAGGGCTGCAAAACATCCACCCTATTGCTCCCCACCCTAAGGAGCTGAAACAATGCTTTATTCATCGCAACAGCTTTCTTATTTTCCTTGGATCGCCAGCAGCGGCACCTTACGGGAAGAGGATCTGCTTCCCCGCTTCTGGGGCATTGCTGAGCAGATCGGCGCAACAATCCCCGATTCCCTGCTGGCTAGGCTCCAGCGTTTAGTTGGTGAGGATGCCCAAGAAACAGATTGGGATTCTGAGCTGGCGGCTGAGGCTTGCTTTGACCTGATCGCTTTGTTGGATAATCTGGCCCCGGCTGGTTTCTATTTTGGTGCTAACGAGGGCGACGGCGCTTGCTTTGGTTTCTGGGCAACAGAAGCTTGGGCGGAAGCCCTGGATCATATGAGCTTGGGAGATTGTGACCCCGCTGGTTGGGTTGAGCTGATCGCTGAATTAGAGGCTGACGGCATCGAGCCGGACAGCATCAAGGACAGCTACCAAGGACGAGCCGAGGGCTGGTCAGAGGATCGGGCCGGTGCTGATTATGCCATGAGCCTGGCCAACGAGCTGGGGCTGCTTAGGGCTGCCGAGTGGCCCTATAGCTGTATTGATTGGGCCGGAGCATGGGAAGAGCTACGTATGTGCGACGGCTACCGGTTGCACGACATCGGCGGCGGTGATTGGCTTGTGTTTAGGAATGTTTGATATGCAGTTCTTTACCGTGGCAGTGGTCAAGACAATCCGCCCGACTTGGGATCCCCAGGATTGGCGAGACGCGCGGCAGGATTTCCTCATCGAGGCTCATACTCCCCAGCACGCCGAAAGGCTGGCTAGTGAGCTGTTTGAACCTTGCGATGATATAGCAGATATTTATTGTGTATTGTAGTATTTAGCAAGCTACCTAGATTCTATGGTCACTGAGAACAGGGGCAGAGGTGCTGGTCTGCCCCATGATCCTACGGTTAAGACTGTGGGCAATGATCCGGAGAAGCGTTACCGCGGCGGCAAAGGATGCGAGGCGAGAATAAATGAGCGGGTCAATGTTTGTTATGGGTACATATTAGAGGGTGGAACTAGACGGCAAGTCTGCCAAAGATTGGCTGATCGCTTCAGCATATCTGAGAGAACTGCGCACAATGACTACACAACTGCCATGAATTTAGTGAAAACAGAACAAATTGAAACAAGAGAGAATCTGTTGAACCAAATTCAAGGCTTACGTTTAGCCACTGTACGTAAGGCATTAGCAAAAGGGCAATATCAAACTGTTGCAATTCTGCTGAAAGATATGGGCGCCGTTATCGGTGAAGTTGCGCCAGAGATCCAAGCACTTAACGCGCCAGTTCTTAATATCACCGTGGAAGAATCACGCAAACCGGAGTTAAGTTCAGCAGCTGGAGCGCCCCTAGACATTGCGGCTCTGCCGGTGCGTGAAGAATTGCAACAGGAGGAGCCGGGCCCCGGTTGATCCCTGGCCAAAAACATGCGACAATACAGGGACGCGGGCCACCACTACCCGCACCGCATCCACCCCATGGCAAACGTTCTCTGCTTCTTGATTGCTACCTCAACCTTCGCCGCGATTGTGGCCGGGTTTGGTAATGTTGCGCCCCCCGTAGTTTACCATCAGCTCGATAAGTAATTAACACAAACCATCCCACAATCCACCCCACACAATGACAATCTCTACCCCATCTTTCCCTCCAGCCGACGATCTGCTCAGCTGGATCGAGTCCATCGACTGGGCCGCAATCGCGGACCGGTTGCTAACAACAGCGCTATACATTGTGGCCACGTGCCACGCGCTGGCGGTGCTGGCTACCCCTCACGTTGCGGCAGCGCTGCGGACCATCGCGGCCAGGCTGGACCGTACCAGCGCAGCCCCAGTGCCCAGCCTGCGGGCCACGGTGCAGCGGCGCTTAGCTGCTGGAGAATCACAGCGCAGCATCGCCCGCAGTCTGGGCATATCGCGCCACGCCGTAGCACGGTGGGCGACCTAGACCCATGAGACCCAGGGGACCATCGCGGCCCCCATCAACCGGGGGGGGGGGATAGCGGATTCTGACGGTGCGGAACAGGGTACCGGGAACCTCCTGGTATATCTGAGAACTCGTCTACAATAGCACACTACACCACCCAACCAGGGGGTAGGGGTCGAGATTCTGTAGAGTAGTATTCAAGTACCCCCAAAAAATACCACCATTGGCTGGAACGCCCTCACTAAACCTGCGTGCAGCGCAAGGCCAAGTATTTAATGCCCGAAACCGGTTCCGTGTGCTGGTTGCGGGCCGCCGATTCGGCAAATCCTACCTGTCTTGTATCGAACTTTTGCGTGGAGCAATCGAACGCCCAGGCGAAACATACTTCTACGCGGCACCAACATACCGCATGGCCAAGGACATTGCGTGGAAAGTGCTAAAAAAGCTAGTTCCAAAGTCTTGGATCAAAAGTAAGAACGAGACGGACTTGAAATTAGAGCTTGTAAACGGCTCAACAATCGAATTAAAGGGCACCGAAAACGCAATGGCCCTCCGAGGCCGATCCCTAGCTGGAGTGGTCCTCGATGAAGCCGCATTCATGGATTCCGAGGTCTGGTTCGAGGTAATTCGCCCTGCTCTAGCCGACAAACAGGGCTGGGCCCTCTTCATCTCCACACCGAGTGGGACGGCCTCATGGTTTTACGACCTGTGGTGTTATTGCGAACAAGGCGACCCGGACTGGAAGCGGTGGCAATTCACAACAATCGAGGGTGACAATGTACCCGCAGCCGAAATAGAGGCAGCCCGCGCCCAGCTCGACCCCCGCACATTCCGCCAAGAATTTGAGGCCTCCTTCGAGAACCTCACCGGCCTAGTCGCAAACTCCTTCAGCGACGCCAACATATCCGAGCTGGCACGCGACATCCCAATCCTGCCGCTCCACATCGGCGTGGATTTCAACATCGACCCAATGTCCGGCGTAGTAGCCGTAAAACACGACGATCTGTTGTACGTTTTCGACGAAATCGTACTGACTGGCGGCGCTACCACCTGGGATTTCTGCGAAGAAATCACCCGCCGCTACGGACTGGAGCGCCGGATTGTAACATGCCCCGACCCCACAGGCGGCGCCCGCAAAACCGCCGGTGTCGGCGCCACCGACCACGCAATCCTGCGCAAATCCGGCTTCACCGTGTCCACCCCCCGATCCCCCTGGAAGATCCGCGACAAAATCACCTGCGTAAACACCGCCCTACTCGATGCAGCTGGAACGCGCCGCCTACTAATCCACCCAAAGTGCAAACATCTAATCAAATCCCTCCGCACACTCACCTACACCGAAAACACAGGCCTACCTAACAAAAACTTGGGCGTAGACCATAGTTTCGACGCACTCGGCTACATGTGCCTACAAGTATTCAATCTATGCAAACCCGAAACGCTCGGCACAACAACCTTCCGCACCTACTGACGGTAGACTAGACCCAGCCCCGCATAACGCCATGGCCCCTAAAAAGCCCACCAAAGCCCAGAAAAAGGTGGCCAAGGTCATGCGCGAATACAAGGCCGGTAAGCTACACAGTGGCAGCAAAGAAGGCCCTGTCGTAACCAACCCAGCGCAAGCCCGCGCCATCGCCCTTTCCGAAGCCGGACTGGCACGCCCCAAGAAG